TAATGATGGCGTATTGGCCTCTTAGTCACTATGATAACACTTCGGACTTTGGAGGTTTGAGTGAACATAGTTTAGTGGCAGTATCACAATTGCCACGTGTTTTCATGTGTCCCACCACTTCTGTAGGAGGAGAGATGAAGTTGCCTATGTTCTGGCATCTCGACTATCTTGATATACCTAAAAGTGAGTGGAACCAATTAGGCACTCTACTCCTGAGAACTCTGACACCTTTGAAACACGCTAATGGCGCTAGCAACCCGATATCAATTACGATCTTTGCTTGGGCTGAAGATGTTCATATAAGTGTGCCAACATCTAACGAACCTACTGTCTTACAACCACAGATGGGAGAAATTGATGAAGCAAATAAGAAAGGTGTCATAAGCGGTCCCGCTACTAATGTAGCCAAATATGCAAGTTATTTTAAAGGTATTCCATATATTGGTCCTTTTGCTAAGGCAACAGAGATTGCAGGGAATGCTGCCGCTTCTATGGCAAAAATTTTCGGATATTCACGACCAGCTATTACCGCTGCGCCTATGCCTTATAAGCCTAACCCATATGCGTCGTTAGCCTTAACAAACGTGCCTGATACCTCTCTTAAATTAACGGTTGATGATAAACAAGAGTTGACTATTGACCCCCGTATTGCGGGTATTGGCGGTGAGGATCCTATGAATATTCGTGCAATTGCACAAAAGGAAACTTATATAAGTTCATTTGATTGGGCTGTGGGCACTGGAGCTGATACCTTATTATGGAATGTTCGAGTTGACCCATGCGTTGTCAGGAAGCAAAATACCGGCGGTACTAAATTTTGGTTTCCAGCTATAGCATATGCCACTATGCCTTTTGCCTATTGGCGTGGATCTATCAAGTATCGATTTCAGATTGTTTCTTCTGCCTTTCATAAAGGTAGATTGAAAATTGTCTATGATCCAGATTTTATAGCTAGCTCTACATATCTTGGTTATTCGGAATTTAATACGAACTACATGAAAATTGTTGATATAGCAGATGAAACTGATTTTACGATTACAGTTGGAGGTGCGCAAGATTTAGTTTATAGACGACACTTTCTGCCTGCTACGGATGTTGGATCAGAAATGTTTTCAACAACTAGGTATACTAGTACTGGTGATATTGGAAAATCCAATGGAGTTTTGGGAGTAATTGTTCTGAATGAGTTGACAGTGCCAAATGAAGTACCTAACAATGATATTAAAATCAACGTTTTTATTTCTGCAGGTGATGATTTTGAAGTAGCTGGACCAGATGATTATTTTCAAAGATTTACTCTCATGCCTCAGGGTGAAGTTTTGAATCCTCAATCCGGAGACCTTGATCCAAATACACTACCCTCTGATGTGATAGGTGACCCTTCGCACGTTGGAGATAGCGTTGTGGGCTTACCGGAAGAGAATGATTCAAAAATAAATGATGTTTTCTTCGGTGAAAGTATATCGAGTTTTCGAACTTTGCTTAAAAGATTCAATATGTGGAATACTATTCCAAAAACTAGTGTAGATGCCTGTATAAGAGCTGGACGATTCAATCTATACCCATATTTTCGTGGATATTTCACGGATGCTGTTGATCAGGACGTTGCAGGTGAGCCATATAATTATGCAAACACTATTCTCCTTCACTGGCTGATGTGGGGTTTTAGTGGTTATCGTGGTTCTATCAGATATAAAATGATACCTATGGGTAGTGTAATGCTTAGAGATAGAATTGATGTGGAACGAGTTACTCCATACTATGATAGTAGTGCGTATAGGAGTGCAATTTCCATTCAACAACTCGAAGCAACTGAAACTATTGCGCGATATAATTTTGTTGGAAAATATATAGGTCATGATCTTGATTTGGACAGACATTTAACTGGCACAAAGGGAGAAGCCATCGCTACTACCTATGTAAATGGTGCACTTGAATTTGAAGTACCATATTATAGTCAATATCGTTTTGTACCAGGAAAATGGAAGAACTTGACTGGTAATATTCTCCACAGGGGAGCATGGGAATACCGTGCTTACTTTGGAGAAGACGGTTTCAAATCACACAATGCACATTGGGTGATTTATACAGCAGCTGGTGAGGATTTCCAGACGTATATGTTTACTGGATGTCCTCCGCTGCAATATGAACCAACACCACCAGCACCTTTTGTACCACCATAGGTGATACTTATTTTAAGGGCTTTGGGGACAGACACCCCTAACTAAATAAATGTAGCTTAAAGTGAGCTATAAGTTAAAATCACTTTACCATCCGGT